CTCCTGGACAATCGATCGGTGTTACGATCGGACTAGGCGGCAGTCCCGCAGCCTCTGGCGGAACTACTTCGTTTAACGGTCTAGTCGCAGTGGGCGGAAATGCAGGTGGTGCAGCCGGAGGATCAACAAGCCGTAATATTTTAGAGGTGTTTCAGAGTTTTAACGGTGGGCTCGAAGGGGGCGGCGGGGCTAGCCCCAATAGTTCTGCTTTTGGAAAAACTGGTGCAAGCGGTTATTCGTTTAACAACGTTTTATATGGAGCAGGCGGCGGTGGTGGCATAAACGCTTTCACTGAAACAACGCCACGCCCAATGTATCCTGGGGTTGGCGGTCAGGCCAATGGTGGTGAAGGCGGTGGTGAAGGAGATCCAGGAAACAATGCCGTTAATGGAACTGGTGCAGGCGGTGGTGGCGGCGCTGCTGCCGGCGGATCTGTGGATGAAAACGGATACACTATTGTAGGTGCAACATCCGGCGGTAGTGGCGGTAGCGGAATAGTGATTATTAGCTATGATGAAGCTACTTTTGAGTTAACAACTAATTATCCTGGTATTGCTGAAGGAAGTTCTATAACGGTAGAGTTAAAAACCAGGAACGTATGGGACGGTGCTAGTTTTGATTACAGCATCTCTGGGCCTGAAATAACAATTAATGACTTTACCCCACCGACCCTTAATGGTAGTATCACAGTCTCTAGCAGCGACAACGGGGCCTCTGGATCGGGCACTGCTGTAATAACAGCAGCAGCTGATGCATTTACTGAGTCCAATGTCGAGACTGCAACGATTTCTTTAAATAATGGTTTTGCGGCAACATCTTTTTTAGTCGGAGATCTGTCAAAAAATGCTTTAGAAAATATAGAATCTAAAATAATCTCTAAATTAGACTACAACAATATTCAAGAAAAAGTAGGACTGGTGCTAGCTGGGTCGTCTGTGGCTAATGCAACAAACGGATGGGGGCAACAGGTTCAGAGTTCTCCAGTTAGTGAATCGTCTCGAGTTAGAATTACAGAGTGGAATAATCTAAGAAATGATATTATAAATTCTTGGTTACACTTATACAATACAACACCGCCGTTAGTTTCTGTGGCTGCAAACGCAATAGTTCGTGGAAATATCCTTAATGCGCCTTATGCACAATACGATTCCTATGCAAATGTGATATCAGCCAATAGATTCGGAGTTCATCCTAGCCAGTCTGTTGTATCCGAACAAGCAAGATCGGATACTGCTTGGCCCGGACCATTTGGTTTAGTATGGAGTGGTAGGGTATATTCTGTTATACTTGCTACTTGGCCGTCATCTAAATCGGCAAGAGAGTTTTTTAATAGTGGTGGCGAGATACGAATTTCGAGTACTAGAACTGGCGGAAGCCCAACGTCTCAAAACTCTTCCTGGACGTCGTTGTTAGCAAGTTCGGGATCTAGAGCATTTGGTGGAAACAAACCTGGCAAGGGAACTGACCCAAACGACGGATTAAACTTTTATAGATTAAGAAATTCGTTCGATACATGGTATCAAGCATTATCGTCTAATCCTTATTCGTCAAATACATATAAAATTTCAGCAAGAAGCCCTGGGGTTGAAGACAATAGCACTGGTACTACGCTCAGTGTTGAATTTTTAGTAGAATGGATTGACGATTATACCGCAGGGGGAGGGGCAGCAGATCAAGTAGACGGTGTATTAAGCGTAGTAGCATCAACATTAACAGCTATCGGATCACTAGTACCGGCCGGCACCGGAACCTTTACAGTAACTTCACCGACTATCACAGTATCTACATCACCAAGACCGTAAACGATAAAACTCTAGGGCTATAAATAAACTGCTATTATAATGATAGGAGTTTACATGGAAGATGTCCTAAAAAAAGCCCTAGAGTTTTCAAACTATCGCCAAACACTGGCAATACAGCGTAAGACTCTCAAAGAAAAGATTAATCAAGACCTCACTTATGGGTTCGGCGGTGGTATTTTTAAGATCGATCGAAGCCTAATCTCATTTGTTCAAATGATGATAGATCGAGGCAGAACCTCAGATACTCCTCTGTTAGATGTCAATGATGTTCCAGTGATGATACCCAACATGGAACAGTTTCGTGATGAAATTATGGATCGATATTTTTCCACACTTTACAACTATTATGAACGAGACCAAGAGCTTCGTAAGAGTAGATCTGTAGAAAAGCTGGTAGGATTATGAACAACGGTTCTTTGATATTTGCACATAATAATAGAGATGTTGATTATATTTTGTTAGCACTGATATCGGGTGGTCTAGCAAAGAAGCATCTTAATGCACCTGTGTCTTTGGTCACAGATAGTACTACACTTGAATGGGCAGAGCATTCTGGAATATACACTAAGGTTAAAGAAGTGTTTGATCAAGTTATTCTCGTTAATAAACCAAAAACTGATAATAAACGAAATCTACACGATGGCACAGAAAAGAAATCCATAGATTTTACCAATACCAACAGATGCAGTGCCTATGAGCTAAGTCCTTATGATAGAACGTTGTTGTTAGACAGTGATTTTCTAATATTTTCAAACAGGCTAGCACAGTACTGGGATGTAGACGAACCAATAATGGTTGCCTACGCTATGAATGATATCTGTAGCCAGCAGCGCATGGGCTACCATGATAGGTATGTATCAGATACAGGTGCACATCTCCTTTGGGCTACAACAGTGATGTTTTCTAAAGACAGCTATAGTGAGTTATTTTTCGATCTAGTTAATCAAGTTAAACAAAACTACCAATACTATGCTGATCTTTTCCGGTTTGATCCTCGCCAGTTTAGGAATGATATCGCATTTGGAGTGGCCAAACACATACTTGATGGATTCGAGCACATCGATCAATTTTCTCTTCCGTCATTGCTAACTGTGCAAGACAAGGATATCTTGCACAGCGTTCGAGGTGATAAATTAACCTTCTTAGTGTCTACGAACTTTAATCAAAACTATATATTAGCTTCAACACAAGGTGTAGATGTTCATGTGATGAACAAGCAAAGCATAGTTAGAAACAAAGAATTTCTGCTGGAGTTGATATGAACTTTGGTTATTTATTAGTGGTTTCGTCTAGCGATCAAGCAGATTATTTAAATATGGCCTATGCATTGGCTATGAGTATCAAGCATACGCAACGTCCTGGTTATGACCAGGTAGCGTTGGTTATAGATGATGTTAAACAGGTTGAGCAGTTAAAAAGCCCCTGGGTCTTTGACCACATTATTCAATGGAATCAAGAAACATTTTGGGACGGCCGTAGCTGGATGGATCAGTTAACCCCATTTAAACATACTGTTTGCCTTGATGCAGATATGTTATTCTTTAGAGATTATAGCCATTGGATCGATTATCTAATTAAAGACACAGAACTTTACATACCTAGCAAGGTCTATAATTATCGAGGGCAAGTTGCAGAAGATGATTTTTATCGAAAGACTTTTAGAGAAAATAAACTTCTAAATCTCTATAGCTGTTATACTTTTTTTAAAAAAGATTCTAAATTAGCGTGTGAGTTTTTTGAACTAGGTAGGTACATAATCAAGAATCCTAAAGAATTTTCAAATATTTTTCTAACAGAACACAAACCAAAAGTACTAGGCACAGATGAGGCCTTTGCTCTCAGTGCTAAAATACTAGGAATTGAAGATACTGTAACATACGATCTAGAGTTTCCTAGAGTGGTGCATATGAAACCTATGGTGCAGGGCTGGCCGTGGCCTGCAGATCGGTGGAGTGATCATATAGGTTTTTATTTTAATAAAAGTGCAGAACTTAAGCTAGGCAATTATCGCCAAACTGATATCGTCCATTATGTAGAGAAAGACAAGATCAACACTGAAATATTGTCTGTATTAGAGGAACTTATATGGAAGAAATAGTAGAGTACAGTTTCAACAATGTAGTAATACCTAAAATTGAGTTCATGGCTAAGTTTAATCCCAACACCGGTGCTGTTGTGTCTGTTGGACCTGCTATTGCTTTTGAGAACGAAGAATATAAACTACCTATAGATGATGAAATTGCGATAATGATCATCGAAGGTCGAATGTCGTTGAGTGCGTGTGCAGTTAATATCAATGAGGGACAAGTTGAAGTATCGGAAGTCAAAAGTCTTTTTAAGATAGACGATGTTCTACATCGAATAACTGAACGTAAATTTGTTAAAGAACTATACACTGACGTGCTAGTAGCTTATTCTAAGGAAGGCAAGTTCTTTAGATTTGTCCTTGCAGAGGATCTAGGAGGTATCTATAAGAACTTGTCAAGTTCTAGTATTGAGAAAAATAGAAGAACGATATGGGGAGGTGAAACGGCTATGCAGTTCTATATCACAGACTATAACGATCCTAATGTACTACATCAAATTATTGAAATAAGATTATCAGACCTTAAGGGCAAAGAGCTAATTGTTAAGCAACCAGCAGACTTACCTAATGCGTTTAGCATATATACTCGCAGACTTTTTAAGAATTATATATTAGAATATGAAAACAACTGAATTAGATCTAGTGTTTATCAGTTACGATGAACCGAATGCTGACCTAAATTATGCCAATCTTTGTGAGAAAGCACCTTGGGCAAAGCGTGTGCATGGTGTTAAAGGTAGCGATGCAGCACACAAGGCTGCTGCTGAACTCAGCGACACTGATTGGTTTATTACTGTAGATGCTGACAATATCGTTAATGACAAGTTTTTCGATCTCGAAATTGCAGACGATCCTAGAATTAAAGCCTACGGATGGTGCGGTCGGAATAGCATTAATGGACTGCGTTACGGCAACGGCGGCATCAAGATTTGGAGGAAGCAGTTTGTGTTAGAGATGAGAACACATGAAGCCGCAGAAAGTGAGCAAGCTCAAGTTGACTTTTGCTGGGAAGATGGATACAAAAATTTTCCCGTAGTCTATAGTGAAAGTGTAATCAACGCCAGCCCATTCCAAGCATGGAGAGCAGGATTCCGAGAAGGTGTCAAAATGACACTGTTTAATGGTGTGCGTGTTCCGGCTTTTGAACTCAAAGAACGTATATGGTGGCACAACATACACCGGTTACGCATGTGGAGTACAGTAGGCACGCACGAAGAAAACGGCAAATATGCGATACTTGGTGCTCGCATGGGCACTTGGATGACTAACTGCACTAGATGGAATTATGTTGATGTACGTGACTTTGAGGTATTGAGAAATATTTATGAACAAACAGTATCTCATTCTTCTGTAGAAGAAGATGCACAGGATATTGCTGTAAAAATACACCATCAACTGGGCCTAGATTATCCCTGGCTTAGCCCTCAGCAGAGCAAATATACTATTGATTTATACGAAGAAACTATTAGACTTAACGAAACCTACTACCAACAATGTACGACATAATCTTTATCAGCTACAACGAACCTAACGCAGACAAGAATTACAACACGCTTAAGGCAAGATTCCCACGTAGTCAGCGAGTACACGGTGTTAAAGGCATACATCAAGCCCATGTGGCCGCTGCTAAAAAGTCTTTTACTAGAATGTTTTGGGTAGTAGATGGTGATGCTGAAATAGTTGAAGACTTTAACTTTAGTTATCGAGTAGATCAGTGGAGTCTTGACTGTGTACACGTATGGCGTAGCCGTAATCCGATAAATCATTTAGAATACGGATATGGTGGTGTAAAACTATTGCCTAAGGATCTAACAGCTAACATGGAGTTAGATAAAGTTGATATGACCACCAGTATCAGCACCAAGTTTAAAGCCATAGAGCAGATCAGTAACATCACTAAATTTAACACAGATCCTTTTAATACATGGAAATCAGCATTTAGGGAATGTGCAAAACTAGCTAGTAGAATTATAGAACGTCAAGATTCTTGGGAAACTATAGAACATTTAGATGTTTGGTGTAATGTAGCCTCTGGTGATTACGCAGATTATTCTATCGAAGGTGCAATAGCAGGCCGCAAATACGGAGAACAGAATAGAGAAGATATAAAAGCATTGTACAAAATTAATAATTTTGATTGGATCAAGGAGCAGTTTGATGCAAGATAAGGCAAGAATACAAAAGTTTATACCTATAATGAACGAAATATCTCCTACCTTTTGCCTTGCAAAATGGCACCACACAACGATTTATCTTCAAACCGGAGAAACACATAGTTGCTACCATCCGGCACCTCATCTGATCCCGTTGGAAGAGATTGCAGAAGATCCAAGTGCCTTGCATAATACCAAACAGAAAATATCTGAACGTACTGAAATGATGCAAGGGAAAAAGCCCAACGGTTGCCAATATTGTTGGAACATCGAAGCATTAGGCGACGATTATATCAGCGATAGAAAGGAGCGCAACGCTAGTATATATACGGATGAAAGATTTAATGCAATTAAGGAAAATCCGATAGCACCTGTTAATCCTCAATATATTGAAGTATCGTTTGGTAACGAATGTAATTTTAAATGTGGGTATTGTCATCCCAAACATTCAAGCAGTTATTACAAAGAGATCAAAGATTACGGACCTTATACAATGGTCAAGAATCATCGCAATGACATTAATTGGTTTCAAGTCTACGAAGAAGACACTAACCCGTATGTTAAAGCATGGTGGAAGTGGTGGCCAGAAGTTAGCAAAACGTTAACTATCTTACGAATTACTGGCGGCGAGCCGTTGTTGCAACAGAGCACGTGGAAATTATTTGATGAGCTAGATAAGAATCCTCTTCCTGAGCTAGAACTAAACATAAACACCAACTTTGGAGTAAAAACAGTTTTAATTGATCGAATGATCGAAAAAGTTAATAAGTTGTTGTCTGAGAAAAAAATTAAAGATTTTAAGGTCTTTACTAGTATAGACACTTGGGGAGCACCTGCAGAATACATTCGAACTGGTCTTAACTTAGAAGTATGGGAGAAAAATTTAGATGCATACCTTTCAAAGACTTCTTTGCCTATTACTTTCATGATAACTTTTAATATATTAACTGTAACTAATTTTCAAACATTGCTTGAGAAAATTTTAGAATGGAGAGTTAAATATAATGGAATTCAGCAAAATAAATGGCAACGTATTCGATTTGATACACCGTTTTTAAAGGAGCCATTGCAATACGACATAAATATTTTACCTAAGGATCAATTTATGCCGCATATGTACCGTCATTTAGATTTTATTTTGTCTAATACGGATGACAACAATCGTAGTAAGTTTAGTGAATTAGAATATGAAAAATTTAAGAGAGTTGTAAAGTATATGGAAACAACTCACTACTCTATAGAAAAACTAGCCGAAGGACGAAAAGATTTTTTTAATTGGTTTAGAGAATACGATCGACGACGTGGTACGGATTTTATAGAAACATTTCCTGAGTTGAAAGATTTCTATCTTTCTTGCAGTCAACTATAACAGAGAATACAGTGAATTTTGTTTACGAGAATTTAAGCAAACGGTTAAATTTTATCGAATGTAATGATTACTCTAGTATGAATCATCCGAGATTTTCAAGCTCCCCTGCTGCGAATAAAATTGTAGCTAACTTTTTTCAATATGAAAAGAAAAAATTTAATGATTTCATTATTCCAACAGGAGTAAATCACCATCCTAATGATTGGACTAGCGGTGAATTTTCAACTAGAAGTATTACTAGCTGTTTATCTCATTTATCTAACGATTACTTAACAGATATACAAGAACGCCGAGCACTGTTATTGTTTGATCAAACGCTCGAAGGATATCAAACACCATGGTTATGGGAATACTTGCATAAAGATTGCAATGATTATGGTGTAAACCCTTGTTCTATAATATTTATAACTGGAAATTTATTAGCCGCTGCTCAATATAAATCTTGGGCCGATAGTAATCAACTCGTGCATCGGATAAACGTGTTTTCTTATCCGATATTTGAAAGCGATGTATATTGTCGATCAAAAGAAGATAAGATATCAAATAATTTTAATTTCTATTTTAATTATAAAAAAGAGAATCAACATTCTATAAAGACGTTTGATTGTTTGCAAAAAAGATTAAGAAGTCATCGGTTATGGTTATATCAATATTTGTTCGAAGCTAACTTAATTAACAATGGATTGATTAGCATGAATCCTTTTTACAATAATGAATATCAAAGATACGGAGGATGGATGCAAGGTCGACAATTAGAGCTAGAAAGAGTAAAACTATCTAATGAAATACTGCCTTTGTTGATTGACGGGCAGAACAATAATAAATTTGATGATGGGTACTATATAAAAAGAATTTGCCAGAGTACTTACATGAATTCATGGGTATCTGTTGTTTCGGAAGCATCGTTTGCCGATGACGAAAATACTTTATTTCTCAGTGAAAAAACATTTAAACCAATAACTTGTATGCAACCTTTTATTATTTTTGGAAATCGAGGTAGTTTAAAACAATTAAGAGAACGAGGATACAAGACGTTTGATGGTTTTATTGATGAGTCTTATGATGATTTACCAACTTTTGAACGATTGGATGCAGTGATTCAGTCTATAAAAAAAGTATCTGAAATTAAAGATAAATTAGACTGGTATCGATCTATGAAAGACATATTAGTGCATAACTATAAAACATTAAAGGCTAATTCAACAAAGCCCGATACTTCATTTAAAAAAATAGAAGAATATTATCTTCAATATTTTAATTTATCAAATACACCTTTAACTAAAGTAAATCGTTAGTAGAATCAACAATGTCTTTTTTTAATCGATCAATATCAACCTTAAAATCTATTTTTGCGATTTCTTCTTTATATTCCTGCATAGTTTCTAGAAGCTTGCTAGCAATAATATCAGAGTTGTTTGTTTTTAATTGATCTTTAACATCGATCTCCCACACTCTGCCGTTGGCAAATTCTAGATACACTGATTCTAGATATGCCACCGGCATCGTGTTCATGTACAGATCTTCAAAAACCTCCGGCCACTCTTTTACTAGATTTTTAGGTGGCTTAAACAAAGGATTAGGCATCAATAGTTTCTTTGGTCTTTGAAGGTTTCTTTATCGGAGGATCTAACGTATCTGCTTCTTTTCGTAGTCTTGCAGCTTCTTTATACATTGCGTCAGCTTGACTTCGATAAGAGTGAGCAATGGTTTTATCGTCTAGCACAGCGTTAGCAGACGCCTTTAACAGCGGAGGAGCGATGTTAGGTTCACCAATATCCCGCCCAAGGTCCTTGATTTGTGCAACATCTTCAACCGTGGTGTTAGACTTTTTAGGAGCACCTGAAACAAATGTATAAAGATCATCAACTGCACAGTTCTTTTGTTCTGCAATAAGAACGTTCAATTGATGCAGTCCAACCACATCGACGGTAGTAGGAGTCATCTCAATTTGATCAGTTGGAACCTTGCGAAGAAGTTCGTCTGCTCGCAACGCTTGAAGCATAGGGCGACCGTCCGGGAAGGTTCTAGTAAAAAGAATTTCACCAAGCTCAAATGATGTCTGTGCTTGATCTTCCTCAACTACCTTCATAATAGCATCGTGGTAGCTATCGGAAAGCTTTGCTACAGGAATTACTAGTGCCATATTTGATTCTCCGGGGAGAGTTCTAAAAGCTACTAATAGTTTAGTATTTTTATTATTAACCATTCGGCCGATGTGTTTTAAGATGTGTGCCATATTAGGCCTCCTGTTTTTTACTTACTGTCTCTAAGAAAGAATTGAGCTTATTATACGCTTTACCTACCATCTCGAGCTCAGGGGCTTTGAAAGCTCCCCGTTGACTAGCAACCTCGATAATATTTCGAACTGCAACTAGGTCGCTTATATTAAGATCGGTACTAGGCTGTTGTTCAGGTTGTTCTTGCGTTACTTGCGGGGTTTGTACTTCGTCTGTCATTTTATCTCCTTGTGTGTGGACATGCTAGCATAAAATATGTCATTTCTTTTTGATCTTCTAGTCCCAATAATATTGAAGATTTCAGCTTACCGGAATCGTTAATTAAAGAAGTTTTAATAATGCAATATCTTCCTTTGAGCTTGGTTTGGACCCAAGCTTCAATACTACTTTCCCAAATAGCTGATTCAGCTATTTTTGTTGTAACAAAGTGTACAGGAAGATAGGATATTTTTCTTTTCTTTAGTACGTCTAAAGGGTTGAGATCAATCATGAAAATATTTATAGCAGTAGTTTATTAAGGTGCAGATTCTTGGCTTAATCTTTTGGCCAATGCTTTGTTGTGACCGATTTTTCTAATATCGCCAGAGAAAAGATACAGTTCAAAGGCTGTATACTCTCTAAGAACAATGATGTTTCTCTTAGTAATAAAATATGGAGAGTTTATGTATTTGTCAAGCCATATCAAAACTTGTGGAGTGAATGAGAACTCTTTTGGAAACTCGATTTTGTAAGTTTTAATTTCTGCTTGTTTTTCAACAAACTCAATAGCTTGATCAGTAAGGCGAAGACCGCCCTGATCTTTATCTCTAATATTACACCACCATAATTTACGGTATTTTTTAATCTCGTCGGCACTAACTTCTTGTTCGGCTGCTTTTAAAAAAGCTTCGGTGTACCGATCTTTAAGGTCCATGTTAGATTAATTGCTCTCCGTCTGTTAGTTTATAAACCGCGAAGTCAGTAGTCTTAAAAAGTTTATTCAGTTTTTTAGCAAGATTATGAGCATGACCGGGATTAGAAAAACTAACTTTTTTATATTTCGGCCCAGGGTAGCTAGAAACCATACTACCGCTTTTTAAATTAAAAGGTTTATCTTGATAAAACACTGCCCAGATAGCTTCGCTTTCTAGGATTTGTTCTACTTTATAATTTTCTTTATTGGTATGTTCGAGTATTATTTTAGGTTTAGGCCTGCTCACAGATAATCTCCTTTACATTCTTTTGTAAAGCTTGAGCAGTTTATTTTTTTAATAGTTTTCTCTAAACATCCAATGCAGTAGATTATAGAGCTGCTACATCTTTCTAGAGTTTTTATTAATTTTCTAAAATATTTTAATCCGAGTTTTCTATCTTGCTTTAAGCATAACTGCGCAGGTTTAAACACTTTCATATACGTAAGTTCCTAATTAACCACGTATATATTTATCAATATTAAAAAGTTCCTCCGTCAAATGATTCTGAGCCACCGGCTCTAGACTCTTTATTATTTTTAATATCAGCGAGTACAGTGTGTATTTCGGTTATAGTTTTACCTAGTTTTGATGTTACTACAGCAAGTTCTGCAGTTAGCTCGCGAGCTTCTTGTATAGTTAGTCGTATTTCTTTTTGTTGTGCCCGTTCAGCAGCAACAACACGTTGAACCAGACGTTCAACACTGGGCAAATTAGAAGGAATATTATTTATTAACATTACTTAATACCTGTTTCATTTCAATTTCTGTTTTAAAAGGGCCTTGAAATTTGTATCGTTGAAGTGTAATTAGCTTCGGACAAAAACTCTTGACCCATCCTTTGTCAAAATGAATAACATAATATCCCGCACAATAGAGACTTTTGGAATCTTCGCTCTTGGTAAATAATGGCAATTTTTTTCGGATGTCATACATTGTATTATGTGGAGCATGACTGGTTGGAAATCCATGCACTTCATTAGGTAGTGAATCGTCTGCTTCTTTGACAATCTTTACGGTAAAGAACTCTTTACCGTATCGATCAGTGATGCTTTCTTGACTGTCATAAATTTCAAATCCTTGAGTGTTGCTGAGAACAAAACGATCCTCTTCGTCTTTTCTAAGAGTTGCAAATCTAGTACCGTTTTGTTCAACAATCCAAAATTTGTTTTCGATGATAGGTTTGGCATGTAGGTTATTGATCATGGTCCCTCTACGACTAAATTTATTTTCACAATTATTTTTTTAAACAGGAATTGTATTAGGGGTATATCGTGCATTTAGCGGTTCTGCATAGGTTTGTGCTTGATCTGCGATTTTTTTCAAATCATAAAGATTGCAAAACTTTATTAGACGGATACCAACTTGACTGACGTTCTTTTCTGTTGATGTTGCTTCAGTAATGGTGTCAACAATGGATTTTTTAATAGCCTCGGGCTGATAACTAAGATCAATTAGTCGACGATTGCGTTCGTAATCGTCAAGGACACGGTGTTCACGTCCTTCATGATCAGTCCATCGCTGTAGCATGAGATTATTCCAAGAAAAACCTTTTGCAGTTCGATCTCCAAAAGCCTCAGTTAGCCCCACTTTATTCTTTGTGCCTTTGGTTCTTACACCCGGATATGCAGAGAATACATTATCGGTAGTGTCACCACGAATACACTTTTCGAACAGTAGCCATTCTGGATTAGGCGCAGCTTTTACTTCTTTAGTCTTCTTATCAACAATAGGCTTTCCTTTGTCGTTAAAATAACCCTCATGTGTGATAGTGGTTTCTAAAATACCGTTGTATTGTTTAACGTTAGGAGCAATTAGTTGTACGAAATCTGTATCAGTTGAAATAATAACGTGGTTATCGTGAGGATGGCATTGAATCCACCCAGCTATAAGGTCGTCGGCTTCTAATTGCGGATGTTGAAGAACAGTGCAATTAGTTTTCTCTGCAATAAAATCTTTAAACGTGTCAAAGGCTTCCCAGAAGATTTTTTCTTCTTCGGCTTCTTTTTCCGAGTGTGCAGCCCGGACCTCGGCGCGGTTTCGTTTGTAAGGCTGGTAAAAGTCCTTACGCCAGCTACGACCCTCGAGGCAGAAGATAACATGAGTGCCGTTAAACTGCTGCCATGCTTTGCGAATACTGTTTAAGGTTATGTGAAAAGCCATACCAAGTTTAATATCGGCATCACCATTGATTACATGACGGCTTCTAAAAAACAAATTAGCGGTATCAATAATAATATAGGTCATTGATTTTTCTTCATAACAGTGTTAATATCGAGCATACCGGTGTTGATAGCACCGCCATAGTCTCCGTCTACAACTACATTGGCACACAGTTCTCGAAACCAGCGATCAACAATTTCTTCGTCCTTATCGCCGTCAACACCGTATCCATCTTGCTTTAATTGTAACACAAAATATTCGTTCCAGTCAAGCTCAAAGAATCCATTTCGAACATTGTCTTTATTAACGTGGGTATCTAAAACACCTACCCAGGGTTCTTTTTTAATTGTTGCACGATCCTTAGGGCTAAGTTTAGTTTCGACTTGCTCTTCTCGCAGGGTGACTAAACGCTTTTCTAGCAGAGTGACTTCTTGGTTAGCTGCGGCTGCGACTTCTTCTGCTTTTTTTCTAGCTTCGGATTCTTCGTTAAGCCTTGTTTCGAGTACATCGATACCTAACAGCTTTCCGATAAATTTTTTCATTTTGTTCTCCTTAAATTCCAAAGTAAGAATTTGTTCTTTTCAATCTAAAACACTTCTGTAATAGCTCTGCTAGAGCTAGCAATAAACGAATTCCACAGTATGATTGTATGCCCCACAACGGCTTTACTGAATACAAGCATTTGGAGTATGTTACTTACGTCGACCATGCGTTCTTGAACAAAGGTACCTGAAGTCGATCACTGTACCGCAAGCCGTTTTTCATCGCTAGTTCTGCTACACGACGATTGTTCATCGCGTATACGCTTTCTACTCCTCCCACAGGCATAAGATAAACCGGACCGGTGAATCCTTCTGCACGGTAAACATCTACAGTTTCCAATGCTTCCTCTGCATCTTCGTCTGTAGCTACTACAAACTTGAGATAAGTGTAACCTAGTTCTTCGTACTCACAAACCACCTCCGGGCGGATAGCTTCGTGGCGCTCTTCACCACTACAGCTAAGTTTAGCACTGACACTAAATGTCAGCTCACCGCCATTACCGTGTGGGAAACGCTGCTGATTCCAACTTTTTAGGTAGTCTTTGAACTCGACTGTTAGTTTTTGAGTTCCGTTGGTCTCAAATGTTAGCTCTTTTAAACTCCGCATTTTTGGATGATCTAGTAGGGCAGGATAAGCACGTTGCCAACCTAGCAACGGTTCGCCTCCTGTGATCACAAGATGTTCTTCCTTCCACTCTTTGTAAGGAAGTATCTCCATGATGCGTTCAACAATGGCATCGGTAGTTAGCATTGGACTAAGGTTCTTGAACTCGGGCATCCAGGAGGCGTATGAGTCGCAACCAGAACTTACTAATGGAAGTTCATTATATGTTTTGTAATTGGATGCTACAATATTGTGTCTTTCTTGACTTTTCTCTCCACGAGGCATTCCGAAACCGTCGCAAGTAAAGTTGCAACCGAATGTTCTAAGGAACACACTGGGTACTCCCATATATCTACCCTCTCCTTGAATCGAATAGAACAATTCACTTACTTTGATTTTTGACATCACAGTATTCCTTTAATTGATTTAAAGACATAAAAATTTTTTGACATTCAAATCCTTACTTTTTAATAATACAATATTTGTTGACTAACCGCAAGATCTTTTATTATCGTTGATAGATGAAGCTTGTCCTAACATTGCGATATAGTGTTAGGGTTCTTATCTACGAAAATCCTTGTGTTCTTTAGGAAGCGCATCTTCTTTAATAACAAATTCACGGCCCATTAAGGATCCAAAAAAGACCTTTGTATTCTCTTTATAAACCATCCGTATCTTTATAGTTTGGAATGCAACTTCAAGAAAAGCCTTGGGTTTGTAATTAAGAATATGTGCTTCGACATCTTTGCCGTTATCTGTGCAATGTATTTTTACTTTAGCGTCGATCATTTTAACCACCACGATTCCCAGAAAAAATCTACCCAAACATCTTGTTGTGTTTTGTTAATTTCAGTTCCACTGTAATCAACTTCAATGCTGCATCGGCTAGACAAATTGTCTATCAGCACAGCAAATCGCACATTGTTGTGCCAAATTGCATTCCAGTGTTCTTCTTCGGCGTAAATACCTCTAGGCCAATCTTTAATGATCCAGTCTATAGTAGCACCAGTGTCGTTTATATCGTCAACAACTAGAATATTCCTGCCCTCAAAAGCATCCTCGGCCATCCAAAGATTACTTTCGGGCTCTCCGCCGTCTCGAAGACTGACCTTTAGTGTTTCGCAAGGAACGCCGAAGTAGTGACTGATCATAACAGCAGGGGTTAATCCTCCGCGAGTCAGTCCTACCACATAATCAGGTCGCCATCCACTGATAGTAATATCTCGACAGATTTTACTAACTAATCCCTTTAATTGTTCATGATCGATATTGAGCTTGTCCATATTTCCTCTTCTAGATAGCGTTTAAGTTCTTTGTCAGTAGGTTGTACAGCGTAGTTCTGTTTAAAAAAGATTTCATAACTGTCACTGCCGTACTTACCTATTCCGTATAGTTTAGTAGCATTATGCCCGTTCCATGAAAAGAAATCATTGGTCATACGGTTAAGTCTATGGTAACGGACATTGACCATCCCCAAAGGCCAAATCACATCCTTAACTTGTTCTTCCTCTGCCCAAGAAAATGCTACAGCATCGTACCAACGATCTAAGAAAATAGGCAGAACATATTTGACTGCCTTTCTCCCAGTTTGATTTAGCATAATTACAGCTACCATATGCTGCCACATCCTAGCTCTAACGTCATTGGGGTGCGCAGGTAGTTGTTGCTGAACCATCAGCTCATCTTTAAGAGGCTGGACCATTCTTCTTTTGTTCCAATCGACGATCTGATTCTTCTTTTAAAGTTTTGATTTCGTACTCTCTCAAGTTTTTTAAGAATTGAGATTTGCTAAGTCGATGCCAACCGTTACATTGGCCATTAGGACTACGACCACACTTACACAGGTTACCCATAATGGTCTTTAGTCTTTTTGATCAGCCTGATGTTCGGCTAAATTCTTTTGAAATTCTTCTTCGCTAAGTCCGTGCCATCCGATGCAAAATCCAGTTGGGCTACGACCGCATCCGCAAGAAACACCGCCTTCTTTTAGTTGATCTACTCTTACTTGCATAATTTACTCCTTAAAATATTCTTCGATTACTTCTAACTTATCCATGTACTCGGCAATCTGCGCTACTTCATTTTCAATAGCGTCTATTAGATTAGTATGATCATGAAGTCCCATAGGATTAGCTAGCATAATATCTACATTCATTTTATGTTTAAAAATATGTGCTTTAAAATGTTGTTTTAATACTTCAATAATTTCTTGTCTCATATAGTTCCTTATTTAAGAGAAAATCTTGCGGTAGTTTAAAGACGTTAATAATTCTAGCATCTTTCGCTCTATTACATATCTACTAATACCTAGCTCAGTTTCCATTTCTTGATTGGAGAAGAATGTTATCAAAGAACTCCTTCTTAGTTCCTGCATCGTTCTTAAATGCTCCGCAAAGAACAGTAGTCTGTGTTAGGCTGCTATGTGCCATAATACCTCTATTAAGGCAACACCCGTGTTGGGCTTCTATGTAGATTCCAATGTCTTTTGCACCAGTCGCCTTGGCAATCTCTCGAGCAATATCGTTTGCCAATTCTTCTTGTAGTGTACCGCGGCGTGCACACCATTGAGCGATACGAGTGTATTTGCTAAGACCGATAAGCTTTTCTGCGGCAATGATACCGATATAGGCAACCCCAGTAACTGGCTGATGGTGATGGCTGCACATAGATCGCAATTCACTGCGTACTACTAGCATTCCTTCATATCGATCTTCTGAATGATTTGGAAACGAAGTTGCTGCGGGAGCAGGGTCATAACGACCACTCATTATTTCGTTAAAGTACATCTTAGCTAGACGACGAGCAGTGCCTTGACTGTTAGGATCGTTTTCTCGATCAATCAGCAATCGGTCAAGAACTAGTTCAAATGCTTCTGTAGCTTCGTTAATAAGCCGATATTTAACTTCGTCGGTAATATATTCGCTGATGTTATCACCTGCCCAGAATCGTTTGCCATCTTGCTGCATTTTAGTTCTGATAAGGTCTGCTACTGGTGTGTCTGTGCTGGGATTAACAGCTTGATATGATACTGTGGTTGTCATGTTTTCTCCGAGTTAAAGGGGTGGATCCCTTATAGTTTATTTTAGCTTCTCGAGCAGATGATTGCAACTAAAAAAGTTTGTTGTTAATTCATCTACTTGATTATTTAGGCGAGGTAGAAACTTTTCGTAATTTTCTATGTAGTTTACAATTTGAGTAACTACGTTGTCTCGGTGGGTTTTGTATGTTTCAAATGATTCAGTCCACTCTGACGGATACTTAAATTCATCAAACGCCATTTCACTATAGCTTAGTCGATTTGGGACCATAGGAATAGCGTCGACAACTGCACCTTCGTACCAGCTAATGCCGAGTGTTTCTTGGAGGTTAGCACTAAACACTAGCTTTGCCTGACCTAACAGTGTGTGATACTCGTGTTTGGTTAGCTGCTGATCTTGGCACACTACAAACTCGTATTGAGGAAGAACTGTTGCCAAGTCTCGAAAAATTTCGACTTGTTTTTCGGGTGCAATACGATGTGGAAAAAGAATAAGATCTCGTTTTTCTAGGCCTCGGTATGGTGCAAGAGTATCTTGCATGTATTCCATAGGCCATCCTGTTCGCACAATTTTTTTACTTGCAAACAATTCATCAACTGTGTCTTTGTCTGCCAAACGACCAAGGTCTAGCAGGTTATACAAAAACATGTCGATGTGGAAGTCTGTAGCAAAGTAATTGTGATCGAATGAGTGAAATAAACTTTTTTCAGCATGTCTAACCCACGGTGCATCACCGATTAGGCGACCTAAGAAGTCTTGGCCATCCCAACTTCCGGCGTGAAAGAGTCCGTGCAGTTTCCAGTTGTATCCTAACAGATCCTTCATATATTTGAGTTGAATAACTGTAGGATTCCAAGCGTCTGTAAAAAGGATGTGATCGTCAGTAGAAGTCTCACCTCTATTGTGATGCTCTAAAAAATTACATAACTGAGAACTTTTCCAATAGTTGGTATCTGAAAAGTTTAAGAATGCACCGGGGGTTGGAATGGTATTCTTCTGAGTACCATCTACTTGAACTATGTTATATTTATTATCTAATTCTTTTTCAAACATTGCTGGAAGATATTTGTGCCATTGTGCAGTATAGCGTGTATCCAAAGGCTCGATACTAAAAATCCAAATAGTAGGTTTCAATCTATTTCTCTTATATTTAAGAAACTGCGAAGGTAAAAGATTACCAAACAATTTTTCTGTATCGTCTACTAGATGCGCAGATAGTTATCAAACAACACTATTTAAGTAACGATACATTATAGAACAATTATAACTAGTCTCAATTACCGCTAGTTATAACTAGCGGTAATGCAGGTATTGGCTATGTTTACCGACTAGTGTTTCGAGTCTGCCCATTGCGACTTGCACCGCCGCTTCGAGACGGACCGTTGCGAGTTTGGTCACCTCGAGACCAACGAGGTCTCTTGCTAGCTAGATATGCACCGTAGTTAGGAGCATCTTTCTTGTAAAGTTCCGCAGGGTTAAAATCTCGAAGTTCTAGTCGGCAAAAATCATGAAACGCTTCAAGATCATCAAAGATGCGGATGATGTCCGGGCGAGTTTCAAAATAAGAAAAATCCTTGTAGTTCTTGGCCATTTTTATGTTTCCTATACTGTTAAAAGAAGGTGGATTACACTTGTTATGTGTTTATTGATTATACAGGCTATTTTTATTAAAATCAACCGGTACTAAATTAAGGTTGAAACTCAATGATACCGTCAGATTCGCCGTCTTCAGATACTACTACTTCATAGTATCTTTCACCGTAAGTTGGTAGAAGATGGTTTTCTAAGATATCTGTTGCGATCATTTCACAAGACTTATGATTATGATTCCCGGTCTTGATAAAATTTTGTAGAGCCCACTTAACTAAAAAGAATTCTAGTTCTCGATCTGTGTGTGTGACAGAAATTTTTACCTCTACCTTGAACATATGTCTATGTTCATTTTCAAGAAACTTGATCTTACTATCAATTTTGCCAGCACCTGGGTAAAAGTGGTACCCTTCAAACTCAGTTCGGATTTTAATGTAGGTGTTAGTTTTACTCATGATCTTAGATTTTCTATAGTGATAATTTTGTTGAGTTCATACCCGAGATCTTTATCGTCTGTTATGACATATAGTCCGGGTCGATGTCGATTTGCATGACGATCGTACAGATTAGTTTCGATAACAGTTCCGCCACTGGCTTTATAAATATTCAGATTAAGTCCGTTAGAATCGATTGTTCTTACTGCAGACACTCGATCGGAACCAATTTGATACTGGTTATCTCGTTCATCTTCGAACGAAAGTGCCCAGTTTCTTAGCTTACGTTTGAACCACATGATCATTTAATCACCTTGTCATTTTGATAGTTAGACCAATCAGTAAACTGATTACGATCCATTAGATTGTGGAGGCTATGACTCCACACACCTGGATTAGTTGCTTTAAAATCTTTGTCGTCGAGCTTAAGCATTGTATTATAGTTCCACTGCCTAATATACGGGATAGGTACTCGAATTTGTGGAATAAAATTGTCGTATTCGTTTAGACCGCCATCGTTAAACTCTTCAACAGCACTGAGAGGTATATCAAGACTACAAAGGAATCCCTGGTCGAGAAAATGCTGAATCATTCTTTCCCAGGCCCGCCAGTGGTCGTATTTAACAGGGTTAAAGCTGTGATTAGCACCAAAGAAAATATGGCGGGTTTGATTTGCAGTATTTGATAGTGCATCCTCAATGTCCTTGATAGATTGAACGCCAGTGACAAACAGGGTATCCATACCATATGCGGGTGTGTGTTCTACTTCTTTGCCGCAAAAGAATACAACGTTATCGACAGTACCAGTTGAATAATCTCGATTCATTTAAACACCTTAAGTGGATGTGATGAGTTATAAAATTATATGCACTTAATAAGTACAATTTATTTAAACATAGAACTATCTTAACTACAACAAGATTGCCGGTGAATACCGCACACCTTGTTGTAGTTTATAGTTTCTTAACAGAAGTTGCATTTCATTCGTCAAATTCATGTTGAGTTTTTTGATATTCTTCTTGGTGACGGTCGCAAAGAGTTCGTAGCCATCCACCTCTTCGAAGTTTACCAGGTGACCCGCAAGTTTCGCAAGTGACCGCACTCATAGATTCTGCCATACGTACCATACCTTGGATTGTTTCGTCTCCGCCGTTGTAGTAGAAACGGAGAGTTCCAAACTTTTCTTTAATCTGCACTGCTACAACTTGTGATACGGGATCTAAAATAGGTCGAACCTCTGCAGAAAGAGTTATCTCCTTATATTTGTCACGGTACTTTCCTTCAACGTGTTTGTAATACTCGTCGAAAGTACTCCAATTTCCGGTTTTAGCATCGCTGATCATAGTGTTATACTGTACAGCACGATTATGTTCTTGAACCCCCCAGTTGATATGAGATTGGATGTTAAGACAAAGACAGTCGATGATATGAAACCAGCCATCTCCGCATTCAAACCCCCAGTGCGTCAGGGTAGATGTAGGATCTGTGTATTGGTCTGCAAAAATTAAAGGATACTTTTCACAGAGGGTGTTACTATTAGTTGGGCTCATATGATTCTTAGTAGATGGTAGTAAGAAGCTTTTTACACTGATTTTTTGTTAGAATTACTCGGGTTAGCTGGTAGCTTAACAATGTCTTCATCATCTAGGATATCCATTAGACCAAAAAGGCCTGGATTGCGTTGTTTAGGTTTACTTTCACTTATGTTTATTCTAGCAAGTTCTTGTTGGAAATGCAACCTCTGTTTGTTTAAAGTTTCTAACAAGTTAGGAAAGATCCTGCGATTTAGTTTCAGCATCTCGAGCTGCTTGTCAGTATTTCGAATGGCGTTTTCTAAATATTGGATACGATCCTTACTCATTATTCTACCTTTAGTTTATCAAGTGCATCGTCTTCACGGTTATTTTCCCAAGAACTTTGATCTTCTTCGCCTTCTTCATAGAATAAGCTGTCGGCAATGTTAGTAACACCACCACGAAGTCTAGCACCTTCTAAGTTCTGCAAGAAACCAAGACGCTCTGCTTCTTCGATCATTTCAAAAGCAGATTCAGGTGTACGGCACTCGAACAGCTCTTCAACAAATCGATTAAAGTAAAGAATGTTTCTCGGAACCCATTCGCTACGTTCGTCGCTCTTGTCGTTGTCTTTGACTTTGCGCCAGTGTCTCCAGTCTGGTTGATAGTTGGCATACTCAATATCAGCAAGATTGTTAGCACGTTGAACAGCACGAATATGACATTCGACGTTATGCCCCATCATTAGAGCATACGCAAAGCTATCCCATGATGTTCTATTAGGAATCTTTCCTAGTTTATTCATCTTAGGTACAACATGATAATGGTCTGTGTTTAAGTGATCAAACTTAACTTTCTCACCTTGGCTGTTTACTCCTAGCTCTTCGTCGGTTTTTCTTACACCTGCGTCGTAGTAGCAAATATCTGCGATCGTAAGTCTTCGACCAAAGTCGCTTTCGAAAGGAAAAGGAATATCTTGCCGTCCGGCAAGACCCTTATTGTCCGGGGCTTTATCCATGATAACGCTGAATCGCTTATTGGTGTGCTGGGCGTTAGTGTATACCAGTCCGTGTGCTGTTGCGATGAAAGGACTTGCGCAGTCGAAAGATATTGTGAAGTTTTCATTTACATGCTTTCTAATCTGTCGTTGAATACTAGTCAAGTAACACGCCCAGTCTAACTGTGCGGTACCTAGGAAGTGCATCCAGTCTTTACCTTCTAACATACCGTCAAACCGCATAGTTATTAGCCTACGTAGTGTAATAGGCATTTTGCACATATTAGCACCGCCCATAGCCCAACCTTCTGCGGCTCTATCTCCGTACTTGCTTGTATCGGAATATTCTTTTACACCTTGGTACCATGCTTCTGCGTTTTTCCAATTCGAACCCTGAAGAACGTTTAGTAACTTAGTACCGCCTTCAGCAGCACCTAAGCGATTCTTGATAAAATACTCGTTATTAAAACGAGTCTTGTCTAGACAGTCTTGGAAAGTCTTCAATCCGGTCTTAGGACGGTGAATATGGTCACACGCCCAAGTTGGAACGTCCAGCATCATTGACCAGTCTGCGGTAACATCGAGCCAAGTAAGAATCTTTTCACGAACCTTGTCAGCAGCAGGGCCTTCAAAGTTTTGCCAGTCAAACTTAATAACACCTTTACCAATTTGGTATCCACCGGAGTCCCCGAGGATCATAGTTTTACTACGATCACGTTGTTGAATCATCGACTCTTGGGTGATGCTCTTTTCAATGTCTAACTGTGCGTGTCCTGCAGAATACAGGGCATGCTTGTAATAGAAATAACCCTGTTCAGGGTTAAGGAAGTTCATACCTTCAATGCCACGATCAAAGCCTTGGGGAATTCGTTCTTTAGGAATGAACTCTTCTAGACGTTGTTTGGCAATGTAAGTGCTATAAAAAGAACTAATCGCAGGAAGGTACACAGCATACCGAGTCTGTCCTTTCTCGTCTAATTGAACCGCGGTTAAATCTACTGGTGGTCTACTTTTCATTTCGTTTTTGTTCCCATAATTTTTTTCTTGCCTCTGACATTTTTCTTTTAGTTTCGTCTGACATCTTTCTACCTTTAAGTGTAGCACTTATTTTCTCTTTTTGCAAGTCCGACATTACTTTACCTTTTTGTGCGGCACTCATTTTAGCACGGGTTTCGGCACTTACTTGCTATATCTACCTATTATTTTCATAGTCTTTGCTTAAAATTACTGTTGCCTTTAGTTGTTTTTCTGCCTGCTCTAATTCGGCCTTGACTTTATTTAGGTTTTCTTTTGCAATCCGTACAGCAGGGTGGTCTTCGGCAAGTGATTCGATCTCTTTCTCTTCTGCTTGCTTTTTACGAATCCAGGTTAGCAACTCTCTAGTTTCGTGGTCGAGTTCAACAGATGCATAGCTAGACACAATGTTCTGCCATCCACTACCATCGAAGACTTGTAGATCATTACCGCTAACTCGCACCATCCCCTGCATTGGATTACTTGGATTAGTGCTGACATATTGTAAGCTGGTGGTGCCACCAGCTACAACTACGCCAGGTCCTCCTGTTATACCTTTAATCATTATGCTGCCTGTGCAGGAATAATGTACTTGTAAGTGGCCAGCCCGCTATTTAGTGTGAGTTGAATAGCACCTTCGTCACTTAAACTCATTGTTGTGTTATTAACGTCTGCAATCTTAAGGATGCTGAGAATAGGCATAACAGGCCAAGTCCACCCACGTTGCAGTTTGCCAGTAACGTCAGTAGCAAAAACAAATTCGCCACCGTGAGTCGATGCATCACCAAAGACAAACTTTAAGTTACCGTTTTCGGTCCTAGCAAGGAACGTTGGGTGCTCAGGGTTAGCGCCTGCTTGGAAGTTAAAACGCTGAACTGCTGCAACCGTGGGTTCGATCTCAACATCCCAGCGAACGCCACGGAACTTAACAGTCTTAAGCTTTTCGTTAATAACTTCTGCTAACATAAACCGATAATCGTTTTTAAAGTCACCGTTTTTGTTTTCAAAATGGATGCCTACTGGTACAGTTTCGCTGTTTCGATCTGCTGTAGTGATTTCAATTTTAGCATCTTCACGATATTCAGAGCCATCTAGCAGGTACTTGAGCTTGTTAAGCTGTGGCATACCAAACGTACCGATCATTTGCGGATAAGGATTAGCGGTCTCTGCTTCCATAATCACAGATTTGTCGTCGGCCATAGAGTTAATAACAGTCTTGCTTTCGCTACCTGAAATTTTAACAGTAGTAAGAAAGCCTAGATTTTGTGTGTGTGCTACAATGTCTTGTAAAAGTTGCTTCATTAAAAGTTCTCCATGTGTATAATACGATTATATATAGATTATGAGTAAAAAACAATGATTAAATCACTCAATATCAAACAATTTTCCAAAGGTATTGTCATTCCGAGTAGAACTAAGGTCCCACTCTAGAACTCCAATAAGATTTTCTAACTTTTCGTCTATGACTGCAGTTTCCATAGCAGCATCGTCGAATGGTAGATCTTTGAACCACTGTGGTAGGCGCAATTCATCTGCAGGATAAGCTACAGACGTAAACTGCATCGGGTTACTTTTTACCTTACATACGATGACTTTTGCACCGTCAGTGATTGACAGTGAATATTTGTCTTCGTACATTCTCTTGAGAGTATTCCAGTTAAGACTTGCTCTAACATGTCCAGGCATGTTTGTCTTACCAGCCTTGTTCTCTTTTGCGGCGTACTCGGTGATGTTATTTGCACGTTTCGGAGATCCTTTCTCCCAACCGGGTCGAGTCTTAAATTCCGTTCTAAAATTAGTAATGTAAGTAATAATATCTTCTTTACGGCCATCGGTTAGAACTTTAGATAATACTTCGTGCAGGAAGTCTTGAATCACAACTGGGGTGTCTGCTCGTTTAAGATCGAGTCCCATAGCTTTGATCTTGCCAGGAGAATTCCTAGTGTCCGCTCTCTTTCCTTCCTTGTCATAGTAGAGCACTGCGTATCGCTTTTTGGTGATGAATAACCCTTTGGAAGCAACAATCTCGCGACCTGCTTTGATGACGTCTCCTCGATTTTTTGGAACGTGGAAGCTGTCCTGCATGAATTTAATAAATGTGCCATTTACTTCATCTCCGATAGTATCGTAAAGTTCGATGACCTTTTCCTTATCCCAAGGAATCAGTCCTTTCTCAATGTCTCTCTTCAACGTAGTGTACGCAGAGAAATAACAGGAATCAGTGTCGCCGTAGATCACAGCCTTACCAATATGGTTGTATTCTCCAGTGATAATTTCATTAACCTTAGCAGCCATGTGTTTTACAATCTGACGCCCTGTTAGTGTAGTACTTTGACCGATTCTGTTGTCCGCAAATCGACATCCGGGATTAAGAATAGCACCATACAAACTATTTAGGTTAATCTTTTTAACTAACTGACGCTTGTCCCAGTATTCTTCTTGCTCTTTTGCATACTTTTTATCTGAAAATAGTATTTTTCCGTTTTCTACCTTGAGTATTCCGGAGTTAATTAATTTTCGTAATTCTTTGACATTTTTATCTTTTATTAATTTTTTAATTGCCGATGCGTGCATTTCTTTTCCTTAAACTGCTAAAACGTTATTTTGTTAATTCTTCTTCAAAGTCTGAATCTATAGAAATGCCAGATGCTAATTCTATACAATCCTTTAATTCTTTTTGAAGAGATTTGCGTTCGGAATACCAACGTGCTAGCAATCCGGGAATAATCCCTTCATACTCGTAGGTAAAGATAGTACCATTTGCGCTGATAGTCCAAGGCTGGTTGCTGTTAAAGATTAGGTCATATACCTGTGCAGCACTCAACGTGTCACTCCTACCACCCTCCCAATCGATGGTAATTTCACGACCTACTTCTCGATTCATAACAGCCATGTACTCTAAACTACCAAAGATACCTTCCCAGGCTGCGGCAAAAGATTTACCCTTGCCCATTATCGCAGCAATATGTGCCTTGGTTCCATCTTGGCGTAATTGACCAACAATGGTCTCTGGACCCATGTTTAGCGCTCGAATTGCACTTGGATACAGAGAATTAATGTCTAAGGAACCAATCCACTCGTGGATACCTTTCTTAGGATAAGCAACATACGCACCGGCAGCTTGACTATCAATTCCTTCACGGTTGGCACGATTAGGAACAATCATTCCACGTTTATGTGCTTCGTTAATAATAGCCTGTTCTGTAACAGCAACGGCTCCCATGGTAGTTTGTAGTAACACTGTACACTCGTGTGCTAGGGTGTTAGCTAGATCAAGAAACTTAAGTTTCTTGTCTAGGTCATCTAGCAGCATTGTATCGTTTCTATTGTATTCGATGAATTTTTTAAAGTCGTTGTTATACAGCTGATCTAGAGTACCTTCATATTGAGTTTTAGTTTTGCCCAATTCGTATTCGGCAATCGCATCTAATCGATAAGAGTGCCGTTCTTCGTAAGTGTACTTTCTATAAAGCTCGAGACTGTCTAAGTGTACTCTTCCGATAAGATCGTAGGTAACTGCCGATTTTCCGTATTTTTCGTACTCACGTTTTTTTGGAAGTTGATTCCATAGGCAAAATCGTCGGGTATCCTCTTTGCTTAATACCTTCGTAACACGATTAACAATGTATGGAATATCGTACCCTTCTGAGTTCCATCCGCTTAGTACATCAGCATCTTGGATTAGATCAAGGAAAGCGTCCAACATGTCCGCTTCACTATCGAACAACATAGTGTTAGGAAATTCCTTAATAGCGTTAGTTGCATCCTCCATTGATAATGACTTAGGAGGAATAGCGAGACATACTAAAGTATCCAACCATTGTAAATGAACTGCAATGGCAGTAATTGGCATAAATGCATCTTCTGGTGATGCGTAGCCTGGACCTCCGTCCAAATATCTGCATTTTCCTAAAGATATCCAAGACTTAGTTACCTCATCAAAAACTTCATACCTGTCCTTATTAGGTAACTGCCCTAGTTGAAATACTGTTATTTGTTCTTCTTTTTTTGATATGTTATAAGGTCTAATTTTTACTTTATGTTGAGACGAATATGCATAAGGTTGCATATCTGTTTCAATGTCAAAGAATGCCACATTTAGTTTTGGAGCATCTTGGTTTAGATAATGATCTTCTAGGCAGCGATAAATTGGGTTAATATCGCTTTCGTATAATCTCTTGTTACTGTGCGTGGCAAGTTCTTTGCGATGCTCTTTGATATTCTTTGAACTCACACGGCTTAGAGGTTCGCCCTTAATTGATTGAAATTTCCCCTTTGGGTCGTAGAAATAGAATATGTGTCGGGCTGGGTAGTCTTTATAATTCCTTTCACCTTTTTCGTTGCGTTCAACGACACGTATAGTATCGTCGTCGCGATCATAGAACGCATCAATGTACGACATAAACAACTCCTTTGGTGTTAACGGATTTGATCCTGCAACAAACACTATGTACGAATGCCATGGATCGTTTTGGCACGGGAATCCAGCAAAATATTCCCCAGAAGAGGTTAATACTAAAGTTGGAAAAACGTTCGGAGCGTTGTATCAATCTACTCTTATTAGAGAAGATATTATTAAAAAAAACTACCAATTGATTACTGGTTAGGTTTAAAGCAACATAACTCATTTAGTATCTCTCCAAAGTTGCTTTGGAGTTTCACTGCGCTGTTCTGCAATGTCAGTGTTTTTGCTGATGCATTCTTGAATACCGCATCGGGTTAGGCAACTTGATGGGTTAATACAATTGTCACAAGGGACGAAGTCTTGTTCTTCCATGATTTCTCCATATGCGATTTATGGCTCGCAAATACCAAAAAAAGCGATTTATGGCTCGCTATACCTTTCTCTTATTGTATACTTATTAGACGTACTAGTGCAATAACATCTATAGTGATTAATAGTAGATAATTGGCAACCATTCCGGTACTTAGCCTAGTCCAAGCTGCCCATGCAAAAATAGCACATTGAGCAATGAACAAAGGATAAAGAACTAAGAATGGAGGGTTAGGTAGTGTTAAGCCCATCCAGATAGCACAGACAATGCTCACAACCCAAGCAGTGATTTCTAGAATGAACCGTAAGGGCCATTCTTGATAATCTCGTTTAGCCCACTGATATGTATTACAAAACAGTTGTATCATTCAGGCAAGCGGTTAGTCACTCCGAGGATCATCTCAATCTCGTCCCACTCGGTTTCGTGATCTTTCCAGTTATCCTTATGAGCGATCTTAATTGCCTTGTTAATCCAGCTAGGCTTAATCTGCAGCTCTTCAGCAACTGCTTTGACAGTTTCCTTCAACCCTTCTTGCAGATCTTCGATTTCTCGAAGCACATTGCCGCCTTCGTTAATTAATCTTTCAAGTTTTGCTTTTTCTTCTGGACCGTACATCTTTGTCATGCAGTTCTCCTGTTGATGAATAACTCTTATTATATAGTGAATAAAAAAGCCGGTCAATAAATAACCGGCTTTTGTTTACCGAACTAACTAGACTATTTAGATCTTGTAGTCCTCTTCATCTTCTTCGTCGTCTTCTATGTCGTCGAGTTGATCCCAGTCGTCGTTTTCACGACCCCATGCTCGATGCCCTGCAGGGGTATCATCGCCTTGCATGCCAAGTTCTCCTTGACGCATTGAATACTCAGTGTGTTCAATACTGTCTAACTCGTTACGGAATTCTTCGTAGTCAATTTCGCCATTTCTAAACTTTTCAAGTAGGTCGGCTATTTCTTCTGGATCAACTTCTTCGTTGAGCTGACGGTTAGTAGATACATAGCTTTCGCTTAGGACGTCATACAGTTGGAAAACGCCGCCCATTCGCTCGTAGACCATGCCAGCATACACTTCGGCCTTCATCCCCTCACCTATTTTTTTTCTAGCTACACGAGTTGCCCAGTTAAACAATGCGGTATCAACAGGATCAATTTGTTGTTGTCCACCACTTTCAATGACTAGTTTCATCATGTCCTTGAAAGAAAGATGTTGCTCTACACTTTCAGAAAAAACTTTTTTATGGGTCCCCGATACGTGTACGCCTTCTTTCATCTTGACTTTTTTCTCGGCCTTCGCCGCGCCAGCAAGTCGTTTATCAGCAAATTTATCGAACTTTTCAGCTTCACTTCCTGGCCTCGGCTTTTTAACAACGCTTCCCATCTGCTTTTCGCCAGCGCCTCGTGTAGAACCGTGATACGCTACACCTCTTGCTGCAGAACCTTGTTCTCTAGCTTTATCGGCATATGATGATAAAGTACCCTTACTCAGCTCGTTAACTCGTGAAACTTCTTGACTCTTATACTTGCGAACAGATGGGGCTGCGGCGTGCCGGTCAGTGGGGTCTACCTGTGTGCCGCCTCTACTAATTTCTCTGCCCTGGGACCGGATACCTTTTGCCATTTTAGCAACCTTGTCTCGATGTGCTTGGCCTTCGGGGCTATGTCCCTTAGGATAACGCATTCTGCCACTAGATATTGATGGGTTCCCTAATAAGCGAACAGCTTCATCAACTTCTGTTTTTTGTTTAGAACCACCGTAGGCCTTACCTGCGACTTTACGAACATTAGACTTTGGCTTTTCTTCCTTGTTCTTAACCGTCTTTCCTTTGGCCTTGGCCTTTTCTCGAGCATCTGCTAGCTTGTCTTCAATGCCTTCTTTAACCTTAGCGTCCTTGGCGGCCTTTTTCATAGGCTCTTTCGTGTCCCCATCGTTGTCGAGGTCAGCGAAATCTGGCTTAGCTTTCTTAGCTTCTACCATTTTGCTAAACTTATTTTTGAATACATCAACTCCTTCATCGGTTTTCTTCTCTGGAAGGCCTTTATGTTTAGTTCCGGCAATTTTTTTAAGTTCTGTAGCGCTCATCTTTGCCATTTCTTTACTAGCACCTACAGCCTTGCCTTCTCCGCGTTTAGCTGCAAGAGCAGCCCCAGCAGCTTGTTGCTGCGCCTTGCTAACTGCCTTTTCTGCAATAACACTTTCGGTTAATGTAGTAACACCAGCTAGAACACGAAGTTCAGTACCTTCGTCTAGTCTAATTGGTTCAGCAGCCTGCGGAGCTTTCGGAGTCTCAATCGGACCGTCGATACTTTCGATGTGACTGATAAGTTTTTTGAAATCCATGTTCATCTTCCTTGTTTTTGTTCATTCCATTGTTCTGTTAGGCTATCTTTAAGTTTTGCCTGGACAGCTTCCTCAAATTCTCTCGGACCCAGTTCAACTGCGTCTCTAGACATTTTTTCGTATTCTAAATAGTGATAAACTGAAGAAATATAGTCAGCTGCCTTGGTAATTTTGGCCTGCACCCAACCGTCTAAATTTTCACCTTCTTCGATCATTTTGAAGAGTTTAGCAGAATACTTAGCTAACTTATAGCAGTCGGCTTTTGCCATCTGGGCTTCGTGATCGTCGGGTCTTACTTGTTCTAGGTCCATAGTGTTATTTATCTTTTTATTAAAGAACCACCAGTTAGCAGGCCTGTGCCTTTAAGATCTAGCGCATTTGGGGCAATACTACTTTTCTTCTTTTTTGATTTTTTTCCTGGAATATTGGGATATACTGCACCAACAGCTACATTAGCTGCAGACGTAGCACCAGCTGTGGCTGTTTCTAATAGCTCTTTGATTTTCATAATATATTATTTATTACGCCCACTTTTCATATTGGCTACGAAATGTGCCATACGAGCCTTTTCACCACTAGAGTTCTTTGCTATTTTTCTTAATGAGCTAACAGAAGCGTTAGTCGGAACCCCCATACGTTTAGCAAGTCCTTTACGGCCAGGCTTTTTACCGTCAGAGAAGTTTTCTAAGGTACAAGTTTCTGTTTTAACCTCATAACGCCATTGTGGATTATTTTTAATCAATAACCTTCCTTCGTACTCTGCTTCTGCGTATGAATCGTACTTTGACGCAGGTTTTCCATTCAAATATAGAATATATGTTTTTTCGATAGATCTTTCAACTATAAACTCGTGTGCTTTCATTTGATCACCACATTAAAATCTTTGAATTTTTCTTTACGATCCTCGAGTCCCTTTAATCCAGGATTAATAGGTCTAGTAGCAGCTTTAGTATTACTGAAGTCAGATACTTTGGGCTGAACTCTACTTTGCCAAAACCATATAGCAACCTTGGCAGCGACTTCGGGTTTTTCCACTAATTCGGGTTTATCCTCTAACGGTAATCCTAGGACCTCGCCGGCTTTTCGATAATTATATCTTCCGGTTAATTGTATGTAACCCCTACCTTTAAATTTTTCTCCGTCGCCCCTGGCTGTATTGCCTAGTGTTGCTGCTTTGGGATTAAAGTTTTTTGGCTTTTTAGTTTTAGGGTCTGTAATAATGTTACCGGTCTTTTTATCTTTAAGAAACTTTGGTTCGTATTTTTTAAAATATTTAGAGTTTCCGTACTCGGTCATTGACTTAAAACTATGAGATTCGTGCGCTGTTTGTGCTAAGAATTGAGCAAGTTCGATGCCAGTAATTCCAGCTTCCAATGCAGCCTTAGTTAGAAACCTTTCATGCGGGCTTCCGGTCACTAGGTGTTTAGGAAGTTCGTCCTTAATTAATCGGCCAACACCCTTTTGAAAATTAGTTTTATCCTGGTCTTTATCTACAGTTACCTGTGCACGTGGCTCTTTAGCAGATTGATTAGATTTGTATGCATCCCAAGCAGCACCCCCGCCGCCGGCAATTATAGCAGCAGCACCTGCACCAGTTATCCAGTCTTTCCACCCTTCATCAATATTCTCACCTACAGCACCACTGTCACCGCTTCCTACTACACCACTATACCCCGAAGCATAACCGTATCCACCATACGGGCCAGGTCCCCACGCTGCTGCTTTCGGGCGTTTTTTCTTTTTTCTTTTTTCAGTGACAAATTCTTGGGCTCTCATTTGGATTTCCATTTATCGGCCAGATGATCGACTAATGCGGCTACACTATCTATTTTATGTTGCTGCATGTATTTAATTATTTTAATAGCGTGTTTACGATCTGCACCTGGATCTGGTTTTCGAGCATTGCTGAGCTCATTTTTTAACCCTGCGGTAACCGACTGCTTATCATAGATATATTGCAACGAATATCGAATCTCATTTGCCTTCTTGCTTAATTGATTAAGATTAATTGCAGATATTAATTCAATCCACGGTAGTAGATACCCGCGGTGAGTACTGACCCGTTTACTTGTGTGTTCTTGACCAGCAAGTGATTCGATGTCGCCTTGTTTTCTAGTGTCAAAATTTCTCCAGGCAGTTTGATCAGTATAGAAATAACTGGCTATTCCGTTCTTTTTTGCTTTGATCAGTGCTTGTCTACACCACGCACGAACTGCAGGATCTGCATCTTTGTCACAGTATAAATGAACGGCCTTTACACCATTAATTGATATTGTGGGATTTTTGCTGAATACTCGGTCCTCAGCTTCATGAGTACGGCCAAACGATCGGTCCGGACTTCGATCCCCCCAATAGTCTACTGGTTTTGATGGATAGTGGTTATTGAACCAATCACCGTCGAGTACAAATAACACCGCCTGCTGCCCTATAATATTGTGGTAACCGCCTCGTCGGCTTCGGGTGGTGCTTAAAAAATAAGGATATCCTTTAGGAGCATATTGCTGCTCCACACTACCAAGTACGCTGCTTAATTGAAATTCACCGGATTGAAGAATAGCCAATGCTGTTTTAGCATTGGTATAATGAAATACTGTTTTGCTGAGACTTTCAACGATGAACTCACTGGCCTTCATAAGGTATTCCTCCTAGTCCGCAACCTAATCTAGCCACCGCTTCATATATAGTTGCAAGGATTATTTTTACAGTCTGTGCGATCATTTTCGGATCAAGATATATTCGTTATACACTAAAACTACTACCGCACCCACAACTCGTAGTTGCATTTGGATTATTAATACTGAAATTAGATCCTAGACTATCTTCTTTATAGTCTATTGTTGCGCCTTGTAAGTATTGAATGCTCATAGAATCTACTACAACTTTATATTGTTCGTTGAGGGGGAACTCGAAATCGTCTTTACTTTGATTGTCATCAAATGTAAAACCATAAGAAAAGCCACTGCAACCGCCGCCTTGGACAAATGTTCGTAGCATGAGATTGGGATTATTTTCTTCTGTTAGAAGATCAACTATTTTACTCTTCGCCGATTCTGTGACATTGATCATACAGGTTTCTCTTTTGTATTATTTATCGCTAATTTTCGATTAATTCTTTATCATTTTTTGATTTAGAAGTTTAGTAGGGCTTTCCTCCGACCAAATCGGGCCTGCTGAACCAAAGTTTGAACCATTCGTCTGTACCAGGTTTGATATTGTATTTCTTTTCTAGCTCACGCTTTTCTGTTCCGGTGACAGAGATATTGCTACCTTGCATGCCTTTATATTCCTGCAGCCTAGCAGTAGCACCTAACCCTGCTAGATATTGAAGTTGTTTAAGTTCTTGCACCGGATCGTTAGGATCTAATGCACAATCGTTAATAGAATCCTTGCTGAGGTTATCGGTAGTAATTTTATACTGTTTCATTTAGAGTTTCGTCTATGTTTTTACCTTGGTGTTTCTCATATCCTTGTTTTTGTTTTCGTTTCTGGTCACGGTGCACACCTGCTCCCGAAGTAGTTGCTCTAGCATTTTTAGCCACGAAATTTCTAGGTTTAGTTGGGGGTTTAAATTCTTTGGCTTTCATTTACTTTTCCTTGAGTTCTTAGGACCCGTTCGGCATTTCCATTTTTTATCTGTCGAGCAATAGTATGATCCATACTTACATCCTTCATCCACGGTCTTGGATGCCTTTGTATACGGTAGAAGATATTCTGCTACAAGATCGAAGAATGGTTTGCCTGCTACTTCTGTGTCCGCTGCCACTCCTGCCGCCTTGGCAAACGCAGATCTATCCCCGGCCCTGACAGCATCTCTTAGTGCTGTTGCTGAACTTAGACGGGGAGTAGGCTGTTGTTCTATGTCTTTGAAGTTGTAGAATCCGTGTGCCTTACCTTCTACACCATTGTATTGTCTTATTGCTTTGGTAACCCAGTCTTCGTCGGTAAATACCAGCAATTTAGCTTCAGGATGTTTTTTGTACAGATCGCTGGTCATAGTCAGCCAACTTTGTTCAGACATTAAATGACCATCAAGTTCAGGATAGATAGTCTTCATAACTTCGATCTTAACATCAAACGGTAAGGGATCTTTGGGACCTTGTGTGCTAGCATTCGTTCCAACATACCAATTACTGTGTTTGCTCATTAACTGCCACGCAGCCTTGTGACCTCGGTGTGGGGGATTAAAGCGACCAAATATAATAGCAACATCGTCGGATGCTTCGAACAGTTCTAACAGTCTCATTGATCTTTCTCGTAGTCGCCTTTTTCAATAAACTTAGTCTGTTGTTCAGCCATTTGCCTAGCTAGATTTTCTAAATCATCTTCACTGAACTTTTCTTTGGGATCTTTTATGTTAAAAGTCTTACAATAATCAGCTAGACAAGGTTTGATAGCACGAAGATATATTTTGTAGGCATTGGGATTTCCTATATAGTCTTTATGCTTTTTTACAGCAGGAAAGAAATACTTTTCCAAAAGACGATTTTCGTTATCTATGTAGAACTTGAGATCGCCAACCCAATCTACATCTTGATCGTCTTCTTTAGGTGAACCTATAGGGGAGAACATTTCTTTTAATAACATGATCCTACCTTTTGTTTATTTTTATGATCATTAGTAG